AATTGCAGGACGCTGGCCAGCGCCTCGATCGGGTTCTGCAGGGCCTTCGACAGGCCCGCGCCGAAGATTCGGAAAAAGGAAGAGAGGTCGGCATCGGCGAACCCAGCACGGACGGATTCGGCGAGCAGGTCTGCAAAGCGGTCGAAGCGGATGATCTCTTCGTCCCGGCCCTCGATCGCGCCGAAGGTCGCGGACCGGTTCGCATCGCGCAGCGCGTTGCGCCGCTGCAGCTCCAGCAGATTGCGTTCCTCGCGCTCGAATTGCTCCTGGAAGTCGATCTGCGCCCGGTCGATCCGTGCCCGCTCGGCTTCATCCAACTTGCCGGCGGCCTGGGCGATGTCAAGCAGGATGTCCCGATAGCGCCGGGCCGCATCGCGGGCCGCCTGGTAGGCACGCACGGTGCGCTCGGCGGACGGGGTGGAGGCTTCGAGCAGGTCGCGGCGATCGCGCTGGCTTTCGAAAGCATCCGCGAGGAACTGGCCGCGGGCCTCCTCCAGCTGCTGCAGCCGCGCGCGCTGCCGGTCGATCTCGGTGTTCTGCCGCAGGATCGCCTGGGTGTTCTGGTCACGCGCGGCCTGCTGGCGCTTCAGGCCGTCGAGGATCTGCTTCGCGGCGGCCGCTTCCGCGTCTGCGCTCGCCTTGGCGGCGGCGGCCTGGGCGCGGGCGCCCTTGGCGGCTTCCTCGCGGGCGGCCTTCTCGGCGGCGGCTCGGCGCTCGGCAGCCTTGGCAGCGCGCTCCGCCATACGCTGCGCGGCGTCCTCGCCGTTGACCACGTCCAGCTGGAGCTTGCGGATGCGCTCCAGCTCCGCCCGCAGCTGGTTCTCGCGGGTACGGTCACCCGCCGCGGTGGGCTGCGGGATCGGGATGTCGAGCCCGGTCACCTGGTTGATCCCGCGGCCCACATTACGCAGCGCGGTGCCGACCAGCCCACCCGAGGCGGGCGCGAGTTCCTGCAGCTCGTTCTTCGCCGTCTCGATCTGGAGCAGGAAGTTCGTCCAGCGCGCATCGATTTCCGCGAACAGCAGGGTGAAGAGATCGCGCGCCCCGTCGACCATGTTCGCGATGCCGAAGCCGATCGAACCGAAGATGTCCTCGGCGCGTGTCCCCATCTCGGAGAACAGCTCCGGATCGAAGGTGTCTTCGAGCACTTGCCGCGTGTCGGCGAAAGTTTCGCGCAGGTCGCGGATGATCTCGGCGACCGCCTCACCGGCGCCGCCGAGGGTGTTTTCGAGGAAGCGATCCAGCCCGCTCTCGCTGTAGAACTGGCCGACCTCGCGCTGGATGGAGTTCAGGGCGCGCTGCCAGCCGCGGGTCGCCGACGCCGCGCCGCGGTTGAACTGTTCGTCGACGGCGGATGCTTGCTGCTGCAGTGCCGCGATGACTGATGCCGACGTGAGCTTGCTTTCCGCCGCCAGCTTTTTCAGCCCGCCGGTGGTGGTGTCGAAGGCCTTGGCCAATGCCAGCGCCAGCGCGGGCGCGCCATCGAGGACCGAGTTCAGCTCCTCGGCCTGAAACGTCCCGTTGTTGAGCCCCTGCAGAAACTGGGTCAGCGCCGCTTCGCTGGCCTGAGCCGTCTGACCACCCAGCGCGATCGTCTGGTTGATCGTCTCGGCGACGCGCAGCGCGGCGTTGATCGCCTCACCGGTCGAGTTCCCGGCTTCCTTCAGGTTACGAGTCAACGCGCCGACCAGATCGGACGTGCCGACCAGGCTGGAGCCGGTGCGCTGAGCACTGGCGAAGATGTCGTCCTGGGCTGCAGCGAGCTGCTCGGAACTCTGAATGACGCCATCCAGCCGCGACTGCGCCCCGGTGAAAGCCTCGGCAAAGTTGACCGTGGCCACGGCGGCCTGCAAAGACAGCCAGCCGGCGGCCAGCCGCTGGACCCGCTGACCCATCGCGACCAGGCTGGACTCGGCGCCCTGCGCCTCGTTCGCCACCCCGCGCAGTCCCTGCCGTGCGCGGTCCGATCCCGTCGCGACTTCGGACAGGCCGCGGGCGCCTCTACCGGCGCCCTGGCCCAGCTGCTCCAGCTCTTCGCGCGCGACTCGGACGGTCCCGGTCAATCCGGTCGCATCCGCCGTCAGTCTCAGCCTCACTTCCATCGTCGGCGTCCTTCGTGCAGGCGATGGCCGAGACGATCCGGACGCCGCGCAGGATCCACGGCCAGCGTCGCGAGGGCACTGCGAGCAGGGTGCAGGCGGCCTGCACCTCGCTGGCACTCACCCCGACGATGCCGGCCATCGACACCACCGGCACGCAGTGCGCGTAGATGTCGAGGACCCAGAGCGTCGACGGCAGGCATTCGATGCGGACCGGCTTTACTCGGCCGCCGACTTCTGAGACGGCTGCGGCTCGGCGGACTCTGGCACGGCCTTCGGGGCCGTAGAGCGCTTGCGCAACCGCTCGAAGTTTTTTTCGGCGATCTGATCCGTCGCGACCCAGTACGCGTCCACCACGGCCATCCCGAGTAGCGGGTGTTTCGCGACCGCTTCGATGGCCGCTTTGCCTTCCAGAATCTGGTCGCCGAGACGGAGTGGTTGGACCCAGTCCAATACTTCGAAAACCCGGTCGCTGACTTTCTGCGAGACCTTTGCGTCCGTGCCGTCCGGCTGCGAATCACCGATCTGCGGAACGCGGAAGCGGACTTCAAGCTTTGACTCCCGCCATCCACCGTCGGCGGTCGGCATTTCGATCACCACGGTCGCGGGAATGGTACTGACCAGAAACAGATCAAATACGTTGCTATTGCTCACATGAATCCTCCGGTTGCAGTGCAGTGGAACCCCGATGTCGGGAAGCTGCAGCGTGCTCGCGCGCGCGCGAATCGGCGGAGTCAGCGGCGGGACTTGTGGTTACGTCGCATACAGGCCGCCGATCGTGACGTCCCGCTCGCTGAGCACTCCGTGCACGATCAGCCGCAGCGGACGCGTGGTGGTCAATCCGGAGAGTGACCACGTGCCATCGCTCGCGCTTTTCGTCGATGCAGCGAGCGTCAGCGTGGCCTCGTCATAGACCTCGACCACTCGGGCGGCGGGCACTGATGCGACGGTGACAGTGCCGCTCAGCGCTCCATTGCCCCACAGCGGCGGCCGCCCTGCGACGATGAAAGGAATGTCGACCGTGACCGCATAAGCGCCGTCGGTCCGCGGGTTTGTCAGCGCTGTAGACATGTAAAATCACTGCCAGGCTTGGCAAAGCGCGTGCGACGATAAATCGGCTCCAGCGCCCGGGGTCGCGACCCGCGGCCCGAGCGACCTGTAAGTGCGGGGTGACGCTGTTCCAGGCGGTTGCGCCAAGAATATCGTTCCCGCCGGTGTTTCGGCCGCCACAGCGGTTACAAACTGCGCGACCGGGCGCGTGTCGGGCAAGGCCGAAGCGTGCGCATAGACCTGGCGCTCGCCGCCCGCCGCTACGCTGGTCGTCGTGCCGTAGGTGATCAGACACGACAGATTAGTCGGCCCGAATACTGTGGGCGCAAGGCGGCGGAATGTCCGGCATTGCATTTCCCCAAAACTGCCACCGAGGTACACGACCAATCCCTCGTCGGTGTGTACGCCGGCGTGCGACAACGTACGGGACAACCCGAGCAGGTTTGCCAGCACGGGCTGAGAGCCGCCGCCGAGCGCCGCCCCGGACTTATGCGCCACGCAGATTTCACCCGGGAGCCCGCACGCCGCCGACTCTGACGCGGTCGTCGCCGCCGAAGAATGCGGGATCGGGCCCATGATCGTGGCAGTGAGGATGACGCCGGTCAGCGCCCCAGCGCCAGTTGTGCCGGTCCCAATCGCCATCCGGTATCGCGGCACGTTCACAGACGAACCAGAACCAAAATAGAAGGCGAAAAAGTAAGGCGCAGTTGCCTGCAACGCGTCCGTGAAACCGAGGATCAGCGGAGCGCTGTCGGTGTTGCTCGCCGGCCGAACCGCACTAGCAAAATCGAACTGCCCGGTGTCGGCGGTCTGCGCGAGCGTGCCACCGGTCAACAGCAGGTCGCGCATCTCGACCGCGGCCGCGCGGTAAGCGGCGTCGGTCGTGTGGTCGAATACCGTATTTGTTAGTGCGGTTGCCATCACTCAAACTCGAGAATGAAGTCGTCGTTGCCGGCACTGGACGGGATGCACGTAAATGGGATTCTCACCCCAGCGGCCTGATTCTGATCCTGTTCTTCCACATCATCGAGCTGCACGCGCAAGGTGATACGGATGCGCTTGCCGACGCCGGCGTCGACGTAGGACACAATCGGGATAATCGTCTCGCCATCGGCGAGCGCCAGCAGGTCAGGCGCCAGTCCGGGGTCGAAACAGGTCAACGTGCCGGTGGTATCGCGCGTCTGCAGATTGGATACGCGCAGTTCACTGCCGTGGTATTGAATGGTCTGATAACCCAGCACGACTTCAAGCTGCGTCGAATTGACAGCCACCGAGTTCACCAGCAGCGACCACGTATCGACCGTGACATCCGGCAACTCCGCGAAGGCGCTGTAATCAGCCACCGGCCGGACGACGCTGCTCGGCAGCGAATAGACGCCGAGCAGGTCGAAATCCACCACCGGCACGTCGTCGATCGGGATTCTGAAGGTCGCGGTCCCGCGGCAGGCGGGCGCGATGTAGCGGATCATGTTTGCCGCGTTATTCGGGTCGGCCTTGTGCCAGCCCAGCGTCGCGGAGTCGTCCGCTGCATTGACCGTCGGGGTGTAGCGCGCCAGGGCCGGTGGACCGACGACCAGCGTCTCGGTCAGCCCGCAGGCCCGCAGCAGCGGCGCGAGCGGCGAGGCCGCGCCGGGCGTGATGGCGCCGAGCAAATCGGTCTGGAAAGTCAGCTGTGCCCGTTTGTTAGCGCGCTTGAATTTGTCCGCGCCGCGATAGGGCTTGTCGAGCGCGCGGGTGCGCTTGTCGAACAGCCCGCGGCGCACGAGGTTGCGGGCGTAGATCGCGTCGGTGCCGGCCAGCGTCTCGGCGACGCCGTAGGTCGCCTCGCGCTTTGCCAGCAGCAGTTTGTCGCCAAATCGAACAATGGCCGCCATCTCAATCCTCCGTTACTGCAGGCGCAGCCGCGCCCTTCGGCAGCGTCACCGTCGGCGCCTCGACCTGCACTGGGCGGTCGCCGATCTGCTGCCAGGCCCCGCCACCGGGCGGGATCGGGATATTGCCGTCATCGCCCCGCGCCAGCGGTAGCCACAGCCGGCCTTGGTCATCACGTTCCATAGCGCGTCGGTCCTTGGAATCCGAAGGTGTAGGTGTCTTCCCAAACCGTGATCTGGTCATCGCCGGTCTCGGCGAGCTGGCCGAAGTCGTGCATCAGCGGGCCGCCGGTGACCGTGTAGGACTCGATCGCGGCGGCCACCGCGTTGCGCAGCTGCAGCAGTTCGTCGGACTCGCCGGCGCCGCGGCGGCTGGGGCGGAGATCCAGCACGACGATGGCGGCAGCGATGGTGGTTTCGGTGCGGCGGCTGGCGCCTGCCGACCCGCGCTGCACACGGCTGCGGTCATTGCGGACGTAGAGGTACACGGCGGGCAGCGCTGGGGCCTGGCTGGCCAGTGCCTTCGCGAGACCGCCCGCGGTCCCGACCTCGCGCAAGGCCGGCACCTGCTGCTCCACGTGCGCACGCAAGGGCTCGATGTCGAAGAAACCGCTCATGGCCAGTCGCTCCGGTCACCCCACGGCGACGGCGGCGCGGCGACGACGGGGACATCACCGCCGCCGGAAGTCGCCGGCGCGGTGCCCGCGGCGCCGATGGTCAGCTCCCCGCGCGCGATCATCCGCAGCGTCTTCTCGGCGGCCTCCTGCCTGCGCACCTGGTCTTCGTTGGGTTTGCGGAGCAGTCGGTAGATCGTCGCGTCGACCGCCAACGCCGCGAGGTAGCTCGGCACGACGGTCAGCGGCAGCTGGTAGCGGCCGCGCAGGTGATCGTCGATCCAGCCGGCGACCTGGTCGATGGCTTGCTGAGCCCGTGCCAGCGCATCGGCCGCCAGCGCCTGCTCGGTCGGGCTGTACGCGGTCAGATCCGCGCCGCGGCAGGCGGCCTCGATCAGCGCCTCGGTCTCGACCGTGATCCGCGCGCTGCTCGGCGCGATCAGGCGGGTGAGCTCGGCGGCACCGATCGCGAGCAGCAGCTGCAGCGGCGTGGCGTACATGCGTCAGCCCTCGACCTGGAAGCCGGGCTCGATGGCACCGAGGGCGTAGAGCGCTTCGGCCTGCGCCTGGCTGCAGTCGAACTGCTGCCCGGGCGCCGCCTCGACCTCATCGAGGCGCACGCGGCAGACCGCGGTCACCCGCACGGTTTCCGGGGGCGTGTCAGCCGCGGGCGTGTCCTTGGCGCGGGCCATTACGGCGCCGCTCCAGCGCTGCCGATCAAGTAGCCGGCAGCGATGCCGCTGATGACCGGCACGCAGTCATCGTCGACCGGCTGCAGCCAGCTGCGGCTCTTCTTGTCGGCGTAGACCTCGCCGACCGCCGGCATGCCGCGCACGGTGTAGGTGTAGCCATAGCTCGGCAGCGCGCGGTCCCGGCTCTCCACGGCACCGGTCTGCGGGGACACGTAGGCGACGACCACGTCATCGCCCCAGACGTCGACCATCTGGCCGGCGCTGTTGAGGCGCACCGCCGCGCCAACGACCACGCGTTCAACCTGCCAGAGGCGCGCCAGCATGTCCGGCGTCACGCTGTCGCTGGAGGTGTACTTGAGCCGATCGCGGATCTCGGCCACGCGGTCGACCGCGGACATGGCCGTGGCGGACAGCAGGATCGTGTTCGGGTACTTGCCGCAACTGCGGCGGATCGCTTCCTTCGCCGCGGCGATATCGGCCGTGGGATTGGCCGAGCTGCCGGTCCAGCGCGCCTGCCCGGCCAGCGCCGTGCGATTGCTGGCGGGATAGCTGCCGGGGGCGCGCGCGAGGTCCGCCTGCATGATCTCCAGGCCGAGACTGAGCTGGTCCATCACCACCCGGACCGAGTTGCGCAGGGCGTCGATGCCCGGCACGGCCTGCGCGTCCCGCTGCGTTTCGAACGGTGTGCTGGCGTCGAGCCCCCGCGGGGTGATCGAGTACGGCTCGCCGGAGTAACCGGCCTGCACGCGACGGGCGTCCTCACCGCGGGCGCGGCGGGCTTCCGTCGCGACGAAGTGCTCCTGACCGAAGGTGACGATGCGGCCGCCGTAGCTGTCGACCAGCACGCGGGGAAACAGCGCCGAGCCGACGAAGTCCATCTGCCCATAGCCACGGGCGTATTCGGTCAGGACGGGGTCCAGGATTCGCGCCTGGGCGCCGGATTGCTGCGACATAGTGACCTCAGTTCGGGAACAGAAGGATTTCGACGAACTGGCCGGCGCCGGTGGCGCTCTGGCCGTGCGTCAGACGACCGAGCACGACCCCGGCACTGTGGGTGATGGCGCGGCCCTGGTTGTCGGTTTCGACCAGCGCGCCCGCCGAGATCGCGGCGCCGGTCTCGACGGTGGCGATGCCCAGCACATCGATCGGCACGCGCTCGCCGGTGTCGGCATTGCTGCGGGCGACACCACAGCCACCGGCGGCGGCAGCGGGTACGGCGCCCTGCAGGGTGACGAAGCGGTTGGCGGTCAGCGGGGCGGCGGCGGGCGCGCCCACCGTCAGCACAGGGATGTAGGGCTTGCTCACGGGGCAGTTCCTTGGATGGCGCGCACCGCGTCGACGATGTCCGTCCCCGGGTGCTGGGATTGCCAGGCTTTCGCCCGGGCGTAGAGGTCCATCCGGTCCGCCGAGACGGCGGCGCCGGCTGGCACGGCAAACTCGAGCGGACGCGGCGCGGCCGCCGGCGGGGCGGCCTCGCCCATCGGCGGGCGGCTGCTGCTCAGCACGTCTTCGATCAGCTGGGCGGCGTCCTGCTGCTGGTCACCAGCGGCGAACTGGAAGTCGGCAGGTGCGGCCAGCAGCAGCTGGGCGATGCCGTCGCGGTGCCGCGGCAGGATCAGGTTGCGGTCGACCAGTGCGGCGGCGAAGCGGGCAGCGTTATCGCGACGCGTCTGCAAGGCCTCTGCCGCCGCCTTGCGCCGTGCTTCGGCTTCCAGCGCCGCGACAGCCTGCTCGCGGGCGGCCAGTGCCTGCTCGCGGGTGGCGAGGTCAGCGGCCGCCGCGGCGAAGGCCGGGTTCTGCGGTTCTGCGGCGGGCGGGTCGGCCTGGCGGGCCAGCTCGGCGATCGCATCGATTTGCCAGGTGGGCAGGTTCGCGTCAGCGGCTTCCAGCCCTTCCTTGCCGATCAGCCAGTCCCGCAACCGGCGAAACGTGTCGCTGATGTAAGCCAGCGCGCTGGAGGTCGCGGAGAACTCCATGTAGCCGACACCGCCGTCACTGAATTGTGCGGGGGCCAAGCCGTGCACCGCGGGTGGGGTGGCGCCGAGGAAGCCGACGTGGCGCAGGCTGAGCTTGCCGGGGGTCGGGTTGTTGGGGTGACTCCGGGGCCAAAGCGCGACGCTGATGCGCGGGTAGCGCTTGGCGTTGACGCTGGCGGCGAATTGCGGCTCGACGTCGGCTGGCACCGCTTCCAGCACCGCGCCCTCACACACCAACTGGTCGACCCAGCCGTAAGCCGGCGCGTCCAGCTGCGGGTGACCGATCACCAGCGGGGCGGCGTAGGTCTGCCGCGAGTAAGACGCGGCGATCTCGGCGAGGTCGGCGTCGGTGAAGTCGTGGGCCTGGCCCGCCATGTCGGTATGGCGGCCGGCGCGGAAGATCTGGAGGCGTTTGGTAGTCATGCCGCAATCGTCGCGGCATCGATATCCTCGCTGGAGTCAGCTGACGGACTGAGTCAGTATCTCGAGGTAATCCTCCGCGTCCTCGATGATGCGCTGGCCGTCCTCGGTCGACACGCCCACATACGGCCGGGCCGGGACCAGCGATCCGGGGTGCTTGATCGACTTGGCGAACACGGTGATGCCGCCGATCTGGAAGCGCAGGGCCCGGGTCAGGCGCGGCCGGATGATACGCGGCTTGGTCTTGCCGCCGAACTGCGCGAGTGCCGCGTAGGGCGCCGAGTCGCGGACGGTGACGGCGCGGTCTTCCGCGGCGTAGCTCAGCTGCCCCACCTTCGGCCACGTCAGGCGCTTGGTGAAGGGGCTGCCGCTGACCTCCACGCCGCGCGCCAGCCGGTCCTGCGCCGACTGCACGAGGATCTCGCCAATCGAAGTCATCAGCGGGCGCAGGCTCTTGCCTGTTTCGAGCAGACGGGCGAAGACGATCTTCGCCGAGTCGGACTGCAGGTCGGCGCGGATGATCATGACCGCGGTCTCCGGGTCGGATTGACGTCTGCTGCCGCCGGGGCCATCGTATCCGGCACCAGCCAGGAGGACGGAAAGCGGCCGTCACCTAGGGTCTGCCGGAGGGCCGGCAGTGGCGTAGGACGTGTGGAAGCTGGCGCGACCACCCTGGCTGGCATCACAGCGCTCCCTCGATCAGCTCGTAGTCGTTGGTCGCCAGATTCAGGCGTTGCGCACGACTGACGGTCTTCACCCAGTTCCCGCGGCGGCTGCCAGATTGCGCGTTGACGTAGTCCGGCGCGACGACCACGGTCACGAACCAGTCGTCCAGCGCACGGTTGCCGCGCTCCACCAAGCGCACGAAGATCAGCCCGCCGCTGCGTTTGTCTCGCAGCACGGCATCTGCTCGCCCGATCGCCAGCGGCAGATCGCGGCGCAGGTCCACCACCGACACCTTGTCCTTGAGGTCCCGGAAGATGTGGACGATGGCGTTGTCATCGACCAGCACCAGCGGCCCGCTTTGCGCTCGCTGCGCCACTGCGGCAGGCATGAAGCCGACCGGGTGCGACTCGCCGCGCTTTTGGCGCGTGCTACGGACCTGGTCGATCCACGGCCCCAGCGGATCGGCCAGCCAGTCCACCGCCCGGCGGCGCATATCACCGAGGGCGGCGTCGCGCCAGGCGGGCGGCAGCTGCATCACCCGCTCGCCGAAGGCCTGCGCGGCGCGCTCGGACAGGGCCGCGGCGCCGACGTTGTAATCGAAGCCGGGGTCGATGCCGACCGGCACCTGCTCGGTCTCGCCGGTGCGCGGGTTGCGCCAGGCCACGGTCTCGGTCGCCGGGGCTTTGTCCGGGCCGTCCTTGCCGAGGCGCTTCAGGTCACGCGCGGACAGGCCGATCACGCCGCACTTGCAGCCCCAGCCATTCATGGGGTTATGGGTCATCCACCACGGGTCATCCCAGCGCAGCACGATGCCGTCCCAGGCTTTGTGCTGCGCCCGCGGGATGCGGCTCTCGGGGCTGTGGCGGTACTGCAGGTACGGCCGCAGCTTGACGGCGTCCGGGTCGGTCAGCTGCTTCCAGCGGCCGGCGTTGTAGGCCTGACGGGTGTTGGTCTCGTAGATGATCCGCGCGCGACGGGCTGCGATCTGCCGGGCTTTCTGGCGCACCTTCCAGTCCGGATCGTCGAAGGCGTTCCCGCCGGGCACCTCGCCGGCGCGGGTGCCGGGCTCGGCCGACCAGCCCGCACGCCAGGCGGTTTCGGTGAAGCGCTGCTTGAACTCCTGAAAGTCGATCTTGCCCTGCACGGCGAGGTCGACCTGCTGCCGGATGTCATCGAGCAGGGACAGCCGCGAGACCCCGGCGACCATGAAGCCGTGCGCGTGATGCTCTTTCCAGAGGTCGGTCCAGCGGTCGGTCGGGACGTTGAGCTTGCGCCGGAAAAAGGCGACTGCCTCCGGGTAGGGACCGAAGCCGGCGGTGTTCACTGCTGATCCTGCACATCACTGCGGCCGGCCAGTGCCGCCTGCGCGCTCGCCTCGGCCAGGACCTGGCCGAGCTGATCCAGCGGCAGCGCATAGCTGAGCTGCGCGAGCTTCTGCAGCACCTCTTCATACGAGTCCGCCGATTCGACCGCGCGGCGCAGCTCGCCGACCCAGCCCTCGATGATCGGCGCCCCCTGGTCAGCGAGCCGTTCGACCAGCGCATCGACTAGGTCGCGGCCCCTCTCGCCGGCATCGGCCGCGAAGGTGCTACAGGCATGCGTTGCAGAGCGTTGCAAAGCCGTTGCAAAACGATTTTCCGGGGTGGCCCCCGGCACGGGTAGCGCCCCCATCCCGAAAACGCCTCCAGCGGCTTCCTGTGCAGCGTTCGTACTGGGCTCCCATTCCCCGCCGTAGGTGTCGGTGATGTAGGCCAGCGTCGGCCGGAAGCCCATCCGGGTGATCGACTCATCGCGCGTGGCGCGCGCCGCCAGATCCTCGCCCTGTTCCAGGACGCGGAAGACCCGGGGCGGTGCTGCGCCGGGATAGTTCCACTCGGTGAGCCACTTCGCGACGCTGCGGTTGAAGGACTCACAGATCAAGTCCGCATCCGCCTTGACGATGTCGGCTGCGGCGCCCGCTTGGACGTCCGCGCGGTACTGGCCGGCGGTGGCCTCGGTCAACATGACGTTGCCCAAGCCCACTTTCGCGATCGCCTGGTCCATTTCGCGTACGAAGGCGGCGTAATCCTCGGCGCCCTTCGCGGCTTCGAGCAGGGTCATTTCCATGCCCTGCGGCATGATGACGCCGGACTCCGACCGCAGGGCCTGACACGCTGCGAGCAGGTCCGCCTTCTGCTGAGCCGTTGCTCCGTTCGGGTACTTGCCGACCGCGGTCGGGCTGCCGTGCTTGTCGAGCCGATTGAGCCATGCCTTCAGGCCCCCGCGCTTGAAGTAGGTGAGCCAGTAGAACCAGTGCGCCAGGCCGATCCCGTACGGGTCGTCGTCGTGATCGGCGCCGGTGCAGAAGCTCCAGAACTTCCGCGGGGGCATCAGCTCGCCGTCGAAGGGCCTGGACACGGTCAGCAGGCGCAGCCGGAACTCGGTGTCGAAGCGGAAGCGCGCGCGGTTCTTCACCTTGACCTGGTCGATCACGACCTCGCGGCCATCGCGCGCCCACATGAACTCGGCCACGGCGTAGCCGTAGAACACGCCCCAGTGCATCCGCTCGGTGACGTCGTCCCAGGCCATTTCATTGAGCTGCGCGCGCAGGCTGTCCGCGGCCGCGATGTCGATGCGGCGCTTGCCGCCCGCATCCACTTGCCACTCGCGCGCGACCAGCGAGCGCTGGCGCACGGTCATGACGGTCTGCACCTGCGGTTCGGACCGCACTTGCCGGTAGACCTCAAGGTGCGCGCCGCCCGGGCGCGTCCGCAGGATCGTGTCTTCGGCGGTGAGCAGCGGGCCGAGGTAAGGCCGGGTGATGTCCCGGCCATCACCGGTGGTGGCGATTTCCTCGCCGATGATCGGCTTGTTGCTCACGCGGTTTCCCCTTGGGCCCGGGCGATGTCCAGCGCCAGCTGGCCCATCAGCTCGGGCAGCGGCTTGCGGCGCAGCTGAGCGATCTGCACCAGCGACGTCAGTGCCCGCTCGCGCAGGAACCGGCAGGTTTCGTCCAGCTCCTCGGCGGTGTTCGCCAGGAAGTAGCCATCCCGCGGGGTCGCGCAGATCGGATGCCCCTCGCGGCGGAGCTGCTCGACGATCTCGCGGACCTTGCGCTGGTCGGCCAGATTCGGCCGCGCCGGCGTCGGCGGCGCCGGCGTGCCCGGGAAGTACAGCTGGTGGCGGATCTTGCAGACCAGCTCATGGACGGACAGGCCGTTGGCGCGCCCACGGCCCAGCGAGCCCAGCACATGCTCAGGCGACAAATTCATCCCAGCCCCTCCAGTCGAGGTCGTTGGCCGCGCGCGGCACGGCTTGGTATTCGATCGGTGCTGCGGGCGTGCTCGCGGCCGCCTTGGCCAGCGCGAGCGCCCAGAAGCGGTCGGCGTGGCCGGAGTCGTCCCGCTCGGCGACGAAGCGGACGTTGCCGCTATCGGTCGTCACCTTCTGCAGCTTGCGGAAGTCCGCGCGGATCTGCGGGTCATCCGGGATCCGCAGCGCCCGGTCTTCCATCGCGCCACGGGTCGCATACGCCATTCGCTCCTTCACCGGGGCGGTGAAGGTCACGCCCTCGATGCGGTGCTCGCCGAACCGGTCCTGCGCGTCGTCCACCCAGCCGATGCCGAGGCCCGTCGCATCGATGCAGACGCGGTCGCAGCGCTCGATCCACGGCCACAAGATCGCTTCCTGGTCGGACTTGCGCATCCGTTCCATGCACTCGACGTGCCGGGTGTAGAGCACATCGCCCAGCTGCTCGACCACCCACAGGACCGTGAGGTCCTTCTTTCGACCGATGTCGACGCCGGCGTAGAGCCGGCCCAGCGCCTGCGTGCCGAGGTCCAGCTGCCATCGCTCATGTGCGAGGTACTCGCAGGCGGTGATCAGCTCGAAGTCCAGGAACTTGCTGTCGTCGTCCGCCGGCTCGCACATGTATTCCTGGCGGAAGCTTTCCTCATCAGCGCAGCCGGAGCGGACGAAGTCGAAGTAGGCCGCTTCGTCCATGTCCTGGCGTTCGTCGTCGGCCGGCAGCGCCTGCTGCAGCTTGAACAGGAAGCCCTGATCGAGGGCGTCCTGCAGGGTGACGCGGTGCAGGCTGATCTTCTTGGGGTTGCCGCCGTGGCGGGCTTCCTTGATCAGACCATTGAAAAACGACCGGCTGCCACGGTGCGTCGAGATGACTTCGAGGCTGCCGCCCCAGGTGATGCCCGGGTATGCGATCGCCCACATCTTCCGCTGCTCGCGGTGCAGGGCGAATTCGTCGAGGATGCGGCTGCCGCGCTTGCCGGCCTGCGCGTCCGGGTTGCTGGACATCGAGTGGATGCGGCGCTGCGAGGCGAACTGCAGGACGTAGGCGCTGGCTTTCTTGTCCTCATCGAGGACCACCTCGCCGAGGTCGCGGGCGGCAGTGTTCGCGATGCCGCCCCACAGCTTGCAGTCCTCGACGAACAGACGGGCCTGGATGTCGTCGCGGCTGCTGACCCATTCGTCCAACCGCGCGCCCTGCGCGGCAGCCCGCTCGACGGCGGCGTAGGCCGTGCACCAGCTGATCCCGATCTGGCGGGCTTTCTCCATCGCCTTGAGGCGTGACCGGTCCTTGATCCAGCGCGCCTGGTACGGCAGGAAGATGGCCTGCGGATCCTTCGGGATGCACTTGGCGCGGCCGCGGCACTTCATCACTCGATCCCGAGCACGCGGCGGATTTCGGTCATGGTCGACTCGGTGACGCCAGGCTTCACCGGCATGGCGGCCAGCGCCCTGGCCTGCTCTTCGAGCAGCTTGCGCCGCGCCGCGGCCTCGATGCGTTCGGAGGTCCGCACCACCGCGCCATAGGCTTCGGTGACGGACTTCAGGGCGGCGGCCAGCTTCTGCGCTTGCTCGGGCGTGACCGTCTCGCCGGTGTGGGCGGCGAGCGCGGCTTGGTGAATCAGGCTCTGGACCAGCTCGGTCAGCGCGCGCGGGGTGTCGGTGCCGTCCTCGACCAGCTCGCCGACCAGCATGCGGGCGGCCTCGCGGGTGGCGCGGACGCGCTCGATGCTGGACTTGACCAGCTGCTGATACCGCCAGATCGAGGTCTCGCCGATGTCGGCGTCCTCGCCGTACTGCGCGGTCAGGGCCGCGCGGATTTCGGTGAGGGTCCAGCGGTCCTCGCGCAGCATGCGGTCGAGCGCCGTACGGGCCTCCGCCGGCAGGTCACGGGCGCGCATCCGCCGGCCCATCAGATTCTCCGCGGCCGGGGCCGCATCACGCCCTCGATGACGTTGCGGCCCTTGGCGACTTCCAGGCCGCCCTGCGTCAGCGTCACGACGGTGACCTTCATGCCGAGCGTGTCGAGGCTCAGGCAGTGAGCCTGCTTCAGCCACTGCAGATCTGCGAGCATGCCGTCATAGGTGGCCGGCACGGCGCACTGTTCCAGCTCGCCGTACAGCACATCAGTGTTGGCCGAGTAGGTCGGCAGGCCGGCGAGGATCTGCAGCAGCACGAGGCGCCGCTCTTCGGTAAGACGTTGGCTGCTCATGGGCGTTTCATCAGGATGTCGTGGATGGAATCGAGGCGGTCCACGAGATGGGCCGTCCGCTCGTTGAGCCGCTCGATGCCGCCTTCGACGCGGGACATCTCCGCCTGCAGCTCCTGCATGTCCTTGCGGCTGGCCTTGTCGTGCAGCTGCGCCTGCAGGTGGTGCAGATCCTCACGGCTGACCTTGCTGTGCAGCTGTCCCTGCAGGTGGCTCAGGTCTTCCCGGCGCGCGATGTCGCGCAGTCGCACGGTCAGGCTGGCGAGCATCCAGGTCAGCACGACCAACCACAGCAGCGGCATCGCGATCACGAGGACCAGCACCTCGGGCAGCACGTCAGCCCCGCGCGGCGCGGACGGCGGCGCGCAGCTTCTTGAGCTTCACGACCGTGGCCAGCGTGGATTCGATCCGGTGCCAGTAGCGGTCCACCCAGTCGTCCGGCAGCGCGAAGTACAGGAGGTCCTTGAACAGCTGGCGCTTGGACTCGCCCATGCCGTTGTCCGGGAACATCTCCTCGATCAGGTCGACGACCACGCCGACGATGCTCAGCACGTTCGGCAGCGACGGCTTCAGGTTGCTGCTGAAGGCGCTGGCCAGGCGGGCCTGTGCCGCTTCGAAGTTACTCATGGGGGTCTCCAGCGTCGCGCTGGGCAGCGCGGTCGTGGTTGCAGCGCTCGACGACGGCGCGGAGGCCGTCTGTGCATAGCGCGAGGTCGCGGTTCGTGTACGGCTCACTACAGATCTCCGGCTCGTGCAGGGGTTCGGTCCAGGCGGACAGAGGCCGGACCATCCGGGTCCGCTCCACCTCGATCACTTGCGGTGCCGATGCGCACCCGCACAGCAGGGCACACAGGCTGGCGAGCCCACTCCGCACACGGTCCATCGAGCACCTCCTGAGTGGCCATGCTCCGCGCGCGCGCGAGCATGGCGAGGGTCCGCTCGCTGACCCGCTGGCGCGCCTGCTGCCGCTCGACCGCGGCGACCTGGCGGCCGAGCTGCCGGGCGCAGCCGTCGGCGCGCTCGGCCATCGCCTGCAGTTCGCTCGCGCAGTGCGCCAGCGCCTGGCGCGGGAACTGCTGGATCCATTCGGCCGTGCGGTCGATGCCGGCGGCCAGCACGGCCACCGCAGCCGGCGAGGCGTCCCGCCCGAGTGCGGCACTGGCGACGGTGCGGCCCAGGCTCGGCGTGCCCCACCACGCCCCGGCGCGGAAGGCCCCGTAGTGGCTGGCGCCCAGCAGCCCCAGCACCAGCAGCGCCTCGATCAGCCGCGGGCGCATACCGCGACCCCGGGCCAGCCCTGCGCCAGATAGCGGTGCTCGACGTCGAGCAGGATCCGGCGGACGTAGTTGCGGTTCTCCGTCCACGCCGACTGCCGCCGGGCGCGGTGCGGCTCGGTGCCGGCCGGGCCGAACCAGGTGTTCGGCTCCGTGGCGCGGGACTGCTCCACCCGCAACAGCCGCTCGCCGCCGTTGTAGGCGGACAGGCTGAAAGCCCAGTCCTGGCAAGGGTCGGCGCCGGCCCAGCGCGGATCGATGTCCGCCAGCAGCGCGGCCTGCGCGCGGATCGCCCACTGCGGGGACAACGGGTCCGGGGGCCAGAGTGACGGGTGTATCTCGGCGATGGCCCGGGCGGTCGGCGGCATGAACTGCGCCAGCCCGGTCGCACCCGCGGGGCTGACCGCCTTGGGGTTCCAGGCGGACTCGACGTGCAGCTGGGCGGCGAGGCGGGCGACCGGTTCGGTGGTGCCGATGAACTCCAGGCTCGCCCGCTCGATCCGGTACCGGTGGACCCAGCCGGCCTGCAACACCGGTGAAGGCGGCTTGCCGGGCGCCTTCAAGGGCTGTGCGGGCTTCGGTGTCGGCGGCGGGTCCACCTGCGTCAGCTCGCGCGCGGGTGCCGGCGCTTCGGGCGCCGCGGGCAGCGCGGGGGCCGTTACCCGGTCACGCGGCCACAGCCAGACGGCGAGGATCAGCGCCGTGACGACCCAGAGCGCAGCCGCGCGGCTCACAGGTACCTCGCAGCGGTCATCGCGGCCAGCCGCCGGTCCTGCTCGGCGATCACCGCCTCCAGATCGGCGATGCGGGCGGCTTCGGTACCGGCGAGGCGATCGAGCAGGCGGAAGCCGAGCAGCTGCCAGACCTGGTCGATCGCATTCTTCCGCGCCACCTCCCGGCCCTTCGCGGCGTCGAAGTTCTCCGGCGAGATGACGGCCGACTTGCCGACGACCAGGCAGCCGTTGCGGAGACGCAGGACGCAGAAGGTCAGCAGCGAAAGCCGTTCGAGAGCGTCATAGCGGGACTGTGCGGGTTCACGCGGGTCATTCTGTCCCGCTTCGATCGAGGCAGCGATGGCGCCGATGACGCCGTTCTCCCCGGTGAAGTAGTACTCGCCGACGATCTCGGCCTCGATGTCGGCCGGCGTCACGCGCGGGGCGGTTGGCGCGGCCGGGGTATCCAGCTGTTTCAGGCGGTCTTCGGGACTCATGGTCTGGGTGTCCTGCAGTAGTAGTAGGGGCCGGCGTCGGTGTGGATGACTTCCAGCTCCTGGCCGGCGACGCAGCGCGGAGCGGGCATGCACCCCGCCAGCGCGAAGGCGGCGAGCAGGGTCAGGAGGCGGCGGGCGCGGGTCATTCCGGCAGCACCGTTTCCAGCTCGCGGATCAGCTGGCTCGCCGTGAGCAGATCGGCCTCCATGTCAGCGTCAAAGTCGCTGGTCCGCAGGTGCAGCGGCATATCGACGATGAAGCGCGCCATCTCCTTCCGGTGCGTGCGGAGCCCGATACGCATGCACCCCAGCTCCCGCAGGCTGTACGCCTTCTGGAGCAAGGCCGCACGGCTGCTTTGGTCCTCGGACTGATCGAGCGCCGCCGCCAGCTCATCCGCCGCGTCGAGCGCCTTTTTCAGGAGCTGGACACTGTTTTGCGGCAGACCTGAAGCATTGGCGGTGCCCAGCGTTTCCAGAAAGGTCACGCAGGCACGGGCGAGGCGCACCTCGCGGGTCTTGCGCGGACCGCCCGCGATCTGCCGCAGGATGCGGATGGCGGTCAGGCCGCCGGCACCCTTGCCTTGGACTAGATCGCGCACCGAAGTCAGGGTGATGTTGGGATGCGCGCAGTCATCGTTGAGGCCCAGCAGTCGGTCGATCTCCGCCAGCACGCTGACGGCGCTGCAGAACATGGCCTTGTAATCCGGCTCGGCCTTCACCTCGACTTCGGCGGCTGGGCCCGCATGGGCCTCGACGGTGTGCGCGAATGCCTGAGTGAATTCCGGATAGGGCTGCTGCTCTGCAATGGCCGTATCGACCACCTCCCGCAGCGACTGAATGAGGTCGGGCGAGGCGTGGGGC